CTCCTGTTATAGAATCTAAACAAGGATTTGTATTTCATGCAGGTGGACAAAATTTCAGAATGACAGGAAGTCACATTGAAAAATTTGAAAATGTTTCAGAAGACTTTAATGCTCTAGTTAAAGCAAATGAAATGTTTAACATAACTAGCGAAGGTATTTCATTTTATTATGATTACAATAATAAGAAAACCATTTCTAAAATTGAAGAATCAGCTATGGCTAATTTTGATAAATTAGTTGGTTTAAATGAAAAGATTGATTTCTTAAACGAAAACATTAAATCATACAAAGTAGCTGGTAAAACATTGGCAGTAACTGAAGTTGAAAATGAATTGAAAGTTTTAGAATCATTAAGATCTAATGTACTTACAAAATCAATAGTTGTTAAATTATCATATAACGTTTCTGAGAATAAGTTTTATGCAGGTAATGTAGAACTAGCATTCTCACCTTCAATAGCTCTGGCTGAGTCTATGTTAGCAGCGGCTTACATTAGATATGAAGATAAAGCATTGATCAACTTATTTGAATTTGCATCTAAAAACTTCAATCACTATAATGTATTAGAATTCATTTCAGAATCTAAAGATGGTGATGTTAGAGTTTTAGCAATGAGAACTGAAAGTAATGTATTTGTTTATAAAATTAATGAATCTACTAAGATCGATAAATTCTCTAAATTACTAGCAGATGCTGCAATTGATTATGTTGCAGAAAGTACAGGAGCAGATATTACACCAATGGTTGAAGATATTTTAGAATCTTACAAAGAAAGAAGAGCGGCTAAATCAGAGAAAACTCAATTGATGTATGAAATGATCGCATTCTTAAAAGATCAAAAGGGTAGATTATCTGAAGCTAATAGAAACTTACCAGACATTAAAGCTGCAGATCAATTATTAAATGCTGAAATCACAAGAATTTCAGAAGAATTAACAGAATTACAGAACGAAGACTTATTAACAAAAGACGATGGATATGTAGATGCAGAAATTACAGTAGAATCTGAAGGTTTACCAAAAGGTTCTAAAGTTAAAGTTGATGCATTAGAATTTACAGGAAAAGGTAAATCAGATATATTAACAGTATTTGTTAAAGATGAACCATTAAGAGTAGAAAAGAATAAACTTCAAATTTCAGCCGAAGATTCTATATAAACTCACATAATATTTAAGTAAAGCCCAATTGGAAACAGTTGGGCTTTTTTTAGTATAAGATTAAACATATTACGCGAAATGGCAAAAAAGAAAAATTACTTAAACAACAAGGATCTATTCGATGCGATTGTAGAATCAAAAGAATTAGACAAGTTAACACCAACAGCAGAAAAAATGCTAGTGTTATTGGCCGAACGAGCTATTAATAAATTAAGTTATGTTAACAGCGATGATAGAGATGATTGCTTACAGTTTGCATTATTAGATCTATTAAAATATTGGAGAAACTTCAATCCTAAATATCCTAATGCATTTGCATATTTTACAGAAATTGCAAAACGAGGATATGCCAAAGGTTGGAATAAAATTCATCCACTTAAATACAAAGGTACATTATCAATTGATCGCATTTCAACAGGTGGTTCAAGCGAAGATGGTGGCGGTGGAATGTTCAACATTTAAATGTCAATAAAAAATCTCAAACCCACAGGTAATTCAGGTTTTGTACAAGGATATTATACACCAAAAAATCCAGATAAGTACATAGGACCAATCCCAATAATCTATAGATCATCATGGGAAAGAAAGTTTATGATTATGTGTGATACTAAAGAACATGTAATCAAGTGGTCCAGTGAACCTGTTGAGATTAAATACATATGGTCATTTGATAAAAGAGAACATAAATATTATCCTGACTTTTATATGAAAGTCAAAGGCGTTGAAGGTGATGAAGAATTTCTTGTTGAAATAAAACCAGAAGCACAAATTACAAAACCAGAACCACCTAAAAAGAATAGTCAAAAGGCTTTAAAGTCTTACAAATTCTTAGTAGAGCAGTATGTAAAAAATAGAGATAAATATACATATGCAAAGGCATGGGCAGTCAATCGAGGTTGGCGATTCATCGTCTTAACAGAAAAGTCTCTTAAATAATGGGTAAGATAAAGCAAGATATTAAAGATTTAAGTAAAGAAGCTGGAGGTAAAATCAAAGCACGGAAAGCTGCTGAAAAATGGTTTAAGGATGCTTCAAACTCTATTAAAGATAATACAGTTGCTAAACTTAGTAAACCATTTAAAACAGGCATGATCCATGTATTTAGATATGAAAAGCCTCTAAATATTAAAACACTAGAATGGTGGGATAAAAATCCAGTAGTATTGGCTCTTGAACCACATGAGAGTGGCACAGACGTTGGTATTAATTTAAATCTTTTGCCAGTACAATTTAAAGAGGATCTTTTGGACATGATATATGACAGAATGCAGGGTCAAATTAAATCTCAGAATGGAAAATCAAAAGAAAATAATGCATTAACACAAGGTCAAATTAAATTGATTTACAAAGATGTTAAAAAGTTTTTAGTTCAATTTGGATTTGATTATGCAATTAGACAATATGTACCACAATTAAAAAAAAATCAAAAAGTAGTTTCTTATGAAAGTTGGGCTAAAATAGCACTCTGTGATTTTCAAGATCTTAATGGTATTGGAATTAATGAGGTAAAGAGAGCGTTTCAAGAGCACTTAAAAACGCGTTCAAAAAGAAAAGATATATAAACAGAACATAATAATATAATAGTATGGCAGGATTTAACGACAGAAACGGACCATTAAGTAATGGATCAAGACCTTTTAGCATTTCAAATGCTTTAAAGTCATTGTCTTCGTTTGGTATGCGCTATGATGATTTAGTCTTAAGACAATCACAAGCAATTGGACCAATGGAAGCCGAAATTGGTTATGGTCAAATGAACCCGTTTGGTCTAGACAATGATGACATATATGGAGCATTCGCTGCAATGTCAATGACCGACATTAATTTAAGATCTAATATTCCATTTTTTGATAAATCATATGAAAGCAAAAGAGAAGAGCTTAGAAGATTTTCACTTAACGATGAGATTGAAGATATTTTAGATATTCTTTGTGATGAGACTATTGTATATGATGAAAAAAACTTTTTTTGTTACCCTGAAATTTTAGGTATTGATATATCTGATGATGTTGACAAAGATCTTAATAAATATTTCAGACAAATCTATCACTACTTTGGATTTAACTCCGATCAATCGGCATGGTACTTCTTTAGAAAATTCTTAATTGATGGATATTTGGCATTTGAGATCATTTATTCACCGGATCAAAAAGAAGTTATTGGATTTAAAGAATTAGATCCTATTACACTTATCCCAGGTTATAATCACGATGATGGTAAAAAAGTTTGGGTACAATACAAAGATGATCCAATTAGAGAACGTAAACTATATGATTCTCAAATTATATACATTTCATACTCTTCGATAACTACAGCATCGAGAGTTTCTTACATCGAAAGATTAACAAGAGCATTTAACTTATTGAGAATCATGGAACATACCAGAGTTATTTGGGCTGTTACCAATGCATCTTTTAGAATGAAATTTGTTATACCTGTCGGTGGTAAATCTAAGACTAGAGCGAAGCAATCACTTTCTCAGTTAATGAACTCTTATAAAGAATCAGTAGATTTTGATTGGGAATCAGGTACATTAGCAACAGATGGTAAACCAATGTTACAATTTAGTAAAGAGTATTGGCTGCCTTCGAAAGACGGTGAATCACCAGAAATTGAAACACTTAACAGTGATGGACCAGATTTATCAGATACAGAAGCACTTAAATATTTCTCAGATAAATTAAAACACGTTTCAAAAATCCCTTACTCAAGATTCTTATATGAAGATGGTGGTGGAGATTTTAACTTGGCTGCTGATGGTATGATTAGAGATGAGATTAAATTTGGTAAATTTATCAAACGTTTAAGATCGATCTTTATGGAAATTTTATCTAAGCCATTATTTATTCAAATGTGTCTTAAATACCCAGAATTTACAAACGATCCACAATTTAAAACACAAGTTGCCCTAAGATTTAATGAAGAGAACGTATTCTCAGAATTAAAAGACATGGAATTAATGGAAAAACGATTAGAATTCATCGGTACTATGAGAGATAGCTTGATGACAACTAATCAAGAAACAATGGAAGAAGAATACTACTTTGATCAAGAATACCTAGTTAAGAAATATCTTAAACTAAGTGATGATGAAATTAGAGGTAACGAAGCTGCTAAATCTAAGTTAAAGAAAACAACGGCCCAAGAGCCAGAAGCTGAAGATCCATTCGCAATGTAAATTATTCACGAAAAAAGATATATAAATTATGAAAATTATTAAAACATTTGAAGACTTCTTAACTGAAGACGCTTTAAGAGCTGGAGAAGATTCACAAGTAGTTATCGATGATATCGATTTAGATTCAGGTTCTACTATAAAAGCAGCTGAAATTTTAGGAGCTATTTCTGCCTCTATCACAGATGAAGAGTTTAAACAGTACTTCTATGATGAATACGGAGAGAATGCTTTCGGTGAAGGTGAGATTGATCAGTTAGTTAAAATATATAACGATAAAGCTGCAGAAGACTTAGAAGCTGAGAAAGAAAAAGAAAAAGAAGCTGAAGGAGAAGAAGGCGGAGACGCTGAAGATCCACTTGCCGGGTTATAATAAGATATTTCAATAATAAAGTATGATATATATTAAAAATAGAAAAATAAAATACTATGAACAATACTAACGATTTATTAATCGTCGAAATGTCTTCTTCTACACTGAGTGTTAAAACTTCAGATAATAAAGAATACATCCTCGAAGGAGTTTTTGGTCAAATCGATCAAAAAAACAGAAACAACCGTATTTATACGGAGTCGGAATATATTCCACAAATTGAAGCATTACAAGCTAAAATTAAAGCTAGTAAACTTTTAGGAGAACTAGATCATCCTGCTCAATTTGATATTTCTTTAAAAAATGTATCACACATTATTGAAGAATTGACATATGACAAAGCTAGTAAAGAAGTTAGAGGTAGAATTAAATTATTGGATACTGATGCAGGTAGACAAGCTAAAGCTTTAGTTGATGCAGGTGTTCCATTACAAATTTCTTCTAGAGCTGCAGGTGCCGTTGAATCTAATGGTACTGTAAAGATCAAACAATTATTCACATATGATTTAGTTGCTGACCCAGGTTTTGAAAACGCTGAGTTAAAGAGAGTTAACGAATCTTTTGGATATAGTAATGATGGTTTAATTTCTATTTATGAAATTAACAGATCTTCTGAAACTTCATTAGAAACTATCAACACAATCGAAAACACAAACACACAAATAAAAGAAAATAAAAACATGGCAGAATTTGTAAAATCTGAAGATTTCAATAGATACTCTGAGTATTTAGCGAATGAAATCAAGACATTAAAAGAGTCTATGGAAGCCAAAAATGTTGAGGTTTCGGAAGACAACACAGTAGACAACCTAAAAGAACACAATAACCACATTGTAGAAACTGTTAATAAATTAACAGACTACGTTGAATATGTTGCAACTAAATTAGATGAATCTATTCAATATTCAGAGCACGTTGCTGAAAAAGCAGATCAAGGTATTGCTTACTCAGAATCGTTAGCTGAAAAATTAGATCAAGGTATCTCTTATACAGAGCACGTTGCTGAAGCAGTTTCTAAAGTTAAAGATTTCGCTAATTATTTAGCTGAAGCTCATAACGAAGGTGCTACATCTCACACTACTTTATTAGAGTACGTTGAATACTTAAAAGAAAACTTACAATCAGTTTCTGAATATGCAGAATACATTGCAGAATCATTAAACGAAACAGTTATTACTGAAGAAGATGCACCTGCTAAAGATGCTGAAGAAGCAGAAGAAACTGACGAAATCGAAAACATCGGTGATAATTCAGAAGAAGGTGCAGTAGCTAAAGATGGCGAAAACGCTGGTAAAGACGTTGAAGAAATCGAAGGTGAAGAAGTTGAAGCCGGAGATAATTCAAAAGAAGGTGATGTATCTAAAGACGGCGAAAAAGCTGGAGAAGATGCAGAAGACTTAGAATCTAATGCTAAAACATCTGACGCTGAAGTTAAAGACAAAGTTGACGCAGCTGAACCGGGTGAAGGTGAAGAAGAAGCAGAAGGTGAAGAAGGTGCATTAGATCCTTTAGAAGCTTACAAAAATGAAATCTCTTCTAAATTAGATGCATTAGTTGAAAGCGCAACTAAAAAAGAAAATGAATCACCATCTTTCTTTAGAGTTGTTTCTTCTAATACAAGAGAAAAATACAACGCATTAACTGAATCTGCAAAATCAGAAGTTAGAAACACAGTTTCTAAAAGAGGTTTTATGACTGAATCAGAAATCGTATCATTAATGAACAATGCTCAACTTATTGTTGAAAGCGCAGGTGCACAACCTACATTTATTGCTCTTATGCCAACTGAATACTCTGAAGCATGGACTAATTTATCTGAAGCTAAACAAAATCAAATCATTGCTCAAGCAAAATACCACACATTGAACACTGAATACCAAGTTGCTAATTTCTGGCAAACTAGAGATCTAAGAGATACTAAAGTTGAAATGGAGAAAGTTGCAATGGTTACTGAATCAAAAACTGAAGAGCCTAAATCAACACTAGGATATGATATGACTGGTATGGCAGAAGCGTTCAAACAGAGATTTAACAAATAATCAAAAAGAACACGGATATATAATTAACAATCGACGATAAGGGTGACAGAAGCAGAAAACCCATTGAATGTCGAGTTTTTAACTAAACAATTAAACAAAACAAAAAAAACGATCATTAAAAATGGCAAATTTATTAAACGAAGCTGAGATCAAGAATACATGGGCACCGATTATCTCGGAAGCTACAGGTATCAACGAATCTAGCAAATTAGCGTGGATGTCGACTTACTGTCATAACCACAAATTGTATGAAGACGCAAACATTATGTCTTTATCTAACAACCCTGGCCCAATGAACTTAACAGGTATGGGTGCAGTATCTTTTCCTTCAGCGATTGGACAAGGTGCAAATGTAGGAACTAACGGTTCAGGTGACAAATCACCAACGTTATTGCCTTTAGCAATGCAAGTTGCTGCTCAAACTATCGGTTTAGACTTAGTACCAGTAGTACCAATGGCAGGTCCAATGGGATTATTGTCTTACTTAGACTTTACTTACGAAGGTGGTACAATCGAATTAGGTAAAACTGCTCCAACTTACATTAAAGTAGGTGTAGCTTCAGCTGAAGTTATCGCAGACGTTATCGCAGAGATCAAAGCATTAGCTTTAGATACTATTCCTGCAGCTGCAGGTTACGGTGCTTACGAATTAGTAGGAACTTCTAGAATTGATGGTAAAATGATTTTCAAAGTAGGAACAGTTGTAGCTGCAAACGTAGAAGCTGACGTTACTTTAGCATTAGCTTCATTAACTGAAGATGCTACTGCAACAGGTGTTACTTTAGTTGCTGCATTAGAAGATCATATTCCTGCATTCTCTGGAGCTGCTGCTAACGGTAGACCAATGTCTAGAGAAGTTGGTGAAAGAACTGCTGATAAAGTAATGGGTCTTTCTTTATTCTCTAAATCAGTTGCTGCTGAAACTTTCCAAGTTGCTGCTGCAGTTACTAGAGAACAAGTACAAGATTTAAAACAATTCGGTGTAGATGCTGTTGCTCAAGTAGAAGCAGTTTTAACTAACGAATTAACTCAATCTATCAACAATCACATCTTATACAAAATGAGAGAGATTGCTGAAACAGGTTTAGGTCTTCCTAGTAACACATTAACTTTAGATTACACTCAAGGTGGAAATACTTATGGTGATGTTAACAGAAGAATCTTAACTAACATTCTTGCTGCTGCGAACTTAATCGCAAACAGAGGAAGAAGAGGTGCTGGTAACTTCGCAGTTGTAGGAGCAAAAGTTGCTTCAGCTTTACAATCAATTGCAGGTTTCGTACCAAATCCAATGGCTAACACATTCAACCAAGTTGCAGGTGCTATCTACCCATTAGGATCTGTTGCAGGTGTTAACATCTATACTGACCCTAATTTAGAATGGGAAGGTGCTACACAACAAGTATTAGTTGGTAGAAAAGGTGATGGTAACGGTGCTGGATTAGTATTCATGCCTTACTTAATGGCTGAATCAGTTCAAATGATTGCAGAAGGAACAATGGCTCCAAAAGTAGCTGTTAAATCTAGATATGCATTAGTTGAAGCTGGATTCCACCCAGGTACACAATACCAAAAATTCGAAGTTGCTGGTTTACAATTGTAATCTTAAACTAGAATAATTTATATGAAAAGGTCATCTTCGGATGACCTTTTTTTTGTTTTAAACTTTTGTAAATTAAGGTAGATATATAATCTAATAACATAATTAAAACTACAAAATAAACAAACATTATGAAACTAAAATCAAAATTAAAACTTTACGAAGAATTTGTAAATGTAACTCGTCAAGTAAATGATTCTAATGCAACAAAAACAGACGTTGCAATTGATAAGGTATCTGTAGACAAAGAAAATACTATCAGAACAGAAATAACCAAAGATGTTGATTCAATTCTTAATAATTTAATTGAATTATCAGACAGAATCGGAGAAAGCACCGAAGTAGATACACTTTTCGAAGAATTATTCGAAGCTCTTAGTATATCAGATCTTAATGAAGGTATTATGGATATTATCAAAAGTCCTATCAAGTATATGAAAATTTCTAAAGCTTTGAAAGGTTATCAAAAAGCTTTAGTAAGTCAGGCTATTAATGATTTGGATTTTGCTAAGAAAAAAGAAGCAAGTGATGTAGATACTGAAGACAAGACTCCTGAAATGAAGAAAAAACTAGAAGTACTTAAACAATCAAACTTAGCTAAAAACCAAGCACTTAAAGACGAAGCTACAGGATATTCAGATAGAATGTCTGAATTATCAAAAGGAGATGAAGGTCTAGCAACTGTTGTAAGTTTAGGTAAAGCAAAATCTAAAATTGCTGCTGCAAAAACTGCAATGAAAGCTGCTTCAGGTGAAGAATCAAAATCTCTTAAATTAGAAATTCAAGATTTAGAAGATAGAGTAGCTGATGATGAGAGAGAATTAAAAGATTATGCTAAAACTAATCAAAAAGATGGTGAACCTATAGATAAAGATAAAGAAGCTGCTGCTGCACAATCAGCTGCACAATTAGGTGGATCTGATGATAATGAAGAAGGAAAACCAGCAAAAACTAAACCTGCTGCAAAAGACGATGATACAACTACACCTGCAGAACCAGCAACAGATGATAAAAAAGCTCAAGAAATTGAAAAATTAGAAGCAGATAAAACAACAGCTAAAGAAGCATATGATGCACTTCCAGAAGATGCAGATATGAAAACAAAAGCAGCTGCAAAAGTTAAACTTTTACAAATTCAATTAAAACAAGCTCAACTTAAAGAAGATGACGCAGAAGTTATAAACGGATTTAAATCAGAATTAGATATAGAAACTGCAAAAATGAATGCAAAGGTAATCCCACAAGTAGCTGCACCAACAGAAGTAACAGAAGAAGGTTTAGCTTTTGAAGCATTACTTATTGAAGCATCAGTAAGTGGTTTAATGGCATCTGATGATGAAGGAGACGGATACAAATACCTTAAAGCTCAAGCTAAAAAATTAGGAGTTAAAGTAAGTGTAAATAAAGATCCTTACGGAGACGGTTATGATGAACTTGGTTTTTCTGGTGATAAAGGAGCTGTTATGAAACTAGCGGGTATATCAGGACATGCTGAAGATATTAACGATGGTGTTTATGATTTATCAGAATCAAAAGAAGTAGAATTACCTAAAACTATTAAATTAGATGAAAGTATGACAATCGCAGAGAAATTTGCAAAATTGATGAATAAATAATTAAAGACGACGCTTAGCGTTCTTCTTTGCAAGTTTAAGAAACTCCTCTCGTTCTTCGAGCAGGAGTTTTTTACATTTCTTGCGAAACTCAATAGAACTCTTTAAGATACGACTATCGATCATAGGTGCTTTTAATACATCATAATATTCAGGATGTAAAAAGTTTTCCAGATCAAAATTCATGAATTTGGCTTGAATAGGTTTGAAACTTACTGCACAAATCCAATCAATCATATTACAATTATTATACAAAGTAGCTAAATCTACTAATTTACCATTGGTATGATCCCAATACTTTTTAGTTAGTACAACACTGTTTACTGGAGGTTTTTGCATTCTAAGTACACATTGAACAAATTGATCATTGTCAGACCACCTTCTAATATGTCTGTGGTCTACTAGGAACTTTCTGAAGAACTTTGCTAATGGAGCAAGTATAATACCGTATCTGTTCCTTGGATTAGGACCAGACGTGCGAGTGATGTTTATATGTGAATATGACATTGCCATTAATCTATTTATCATTGAAACCTTTTAATGCATTAATCATATAACATGTAAACATATCATATACATACATGAAATCAATAAATCAACTTTTTACAGAAAAGTACAGACCTTCAAACTTAGAAGAACTTATATTACCAGAAAGAGTAATGAGCAA